TTTCAATCTTGCAACAAAAGGAACGGGGCATACCCTAAAAGAAGCTCCTAGAGGTTCACTTTGTGAAACTATATGCGGCAATTGTTCACCGGCAAAATTTCAACAATTGGGAAACTCTCCACATATCGCATCCGCGACTGATGCAGAAGCAATTTGTAAAGGTAACCGGTCTAGGTTTTCGGGTCCCCAGGCACACTGGGACAATTACATGAAGAAGGTTGGTAACAAGTGTTGTTCGTAATAATTATTTGAGCGATACCCCGTCCACCGGCTCCCGGGTTTCCGAGACAACTTTCTTATTGTGGTTTATCCTTATACTCTGCAGCCTTCTTAGGTGTTTTACATATCGTATCCCCACAATGATCTCTGTTCTGGTAGATAGAGTTAATGGATGTTGAAACTTCACTACACGTCTTAAGAGACCAACGACCCAATTTGGGTTTATCACTTTTGGTCAGGGTTTCTATGAGTTTTCTAAACATTTTACGTTTTAGAATGTCTGTTACACATTTTAAAAGGTAATTTTTTATACTATTTCTCAAAAAACTAAGACAGGATGCTTAGTTGGAGAAAGCGAGGCCACCCATACCCGATTGGATGCGGAGGACGTTGTAGTTGGTCGCGAACATGTGCATGGAAGTCGCGTTGTTGAGAGTGTTGGCCTCGACGGACACCTGGGCGTTGTCGATGCGCGAGAAGTTGCAGGTACCAGTGGGCTGGTGCTCCTCGGGCTTGAGCGCGAAGGAGTACGAGTACACACCGGCGTAGGGGGAACCAGTGTGGTGGTTGAAGGACTGCACCTGGTTGAAGTACTTGCCCTCCTGCTCCTTGAAGCGGTCCTGACCGTTAAGGATGAGCTTGAACTTCTTGAGGGGACCGACGGCCTCCTCGGTGAAGTCGACGGTGGAACCGGCCGCGCCAACGGAAAGCAGGGGCGCACCAGACAGGGAGGTGGGCACGTAGCAGTTGGACTCGGAGATGGCGGTCACGTTGGACGCGACGGCGATGTTGTTGGTGTCAGTGGTGAAGTTCCACAGGGACGAAGTCGCGGTGGTGTTGGAGAAGCACCACACGAGCTCCTTGACGGGGTGGTTGTAGGACAGACGCACCTGCTTGACCTTGGCAGAATCGACGGTGTCGGTACCGGTGTGCTGGACCTGCTCGATCAGGTACTCGTGACCCTTCTGGGCGTAGCGGCGACGCTCCTCGGTGTCGAGGTAGATGTAGTTGGCCCAGACCTTGAAGGTACCCTTGTCAAGGTAAGTCTCCATGTCCGAAGCGAGGTCGATGTCGACGCGCACCTCGTGGTACTGGAGGGCGATGAGGGGAAGGTAGAGACCGGGGTTGCGGTTGAAGAAGAAGACGAGGGGGAGGTAGACAGTCTTGCCGGTGGCGGCAGTGGTCATCTTACCCCAGTTAGCCTTCTTGGCCTCGTCGAGGTAAAGCTCGGAGTACAGACGCCACCACTTCTGGTAGTGCTTGTCGATGCGCTGGCCACCGATGGACAGCTCAACGTTGTTGACGGCACGCTCGGCAACCCAGCACGCGCTCGCGTCATTCGCGGCGCTAGACTTGAGCTCGAGGTACATGTCACCGACGAGATCACCGTTACGGGCAACGGTGACGGACACGCGGCCGGAGTTGGCGGCAGTACCGTTGACGGTCTGCTCGATGTTCTCCATCGCGAAGTTGGTGTGGCGCTTGTATTTCGCCTGGAAGAAGGTCACCTCAGGGTTACCGGTAAGGTAGACATCCTGGGCACCGTAAGCTACGAGTTGCATGAGACCGCCAGCCATTTTGAGAGTTGTTGTACTATAAGCAGAGAAAATAATTTCGGCTGAACGCGCATTTCCCGACCCCAATTTTTCTCAGTCCAATATAAATGTCGACACAGCCTGATGAAATTGAGAACGAAATCGAGGAGGGTGAGATTGTATCTGAAAGTGAGGATGAGCTTTCGATTGTCGAGAGTGATGATGAGGGTGAACCAATCGACATCGCTGAATTGATGACCTCCCTACTGGCTACCGAAGATGGGGACACTGTTTGCTCGGCACTCGTCAATATCGCGAACCAGCTTCAGACCCAAAATAAAATTTTGATAAAGATGTTGAGTAAAATAAATTCGGCTTAAGGATAAAACCTATAGTATGTGTAATGAGAGAAACTCACTTCATTGATAAGGACCCTAACATCTATGAAGCACTCACAGAGCTTCAGAAACGTAACGTTCAGTCAATGAATGAAGAACAAATTCTAAAAATTATCGAAGACTTTGAGTTTCGATGGTACCTACATGATACAGAAGGCTACTCCCCCTGTATGGAGCGAGCGACAAAATTAGGATACCATCAGTTTATTCACCCAGACAACTTCAACGAGATTGGTATTCCCAAACCAGATCAGATCGACATCATGGCTATCCGGGGCATCAAGAATCGAATGATTAACTTTCTCATCCAGCTTAACAATCACGTTCAGATCCACATCAACGATTACAAGTATGATGATGAAGTGACGATCAACAAGCGAATTAATAACATCATCCTACAGATTGAAGATGGTTTCGAGAATGTTCGACGTCATCAGATTTCGTACGAACGGGTGATTGCTCCAACCGCTCTTCCCCAAGTGAGTGTGTACACAGATCCATCCACGATGGATGAGGAAGAGATTGAAAAATCTTCACCTTTCCAAAAGTGTCTGATGATCACACTCAAAGAGGCGTACCGTGCTGGGTATCGTCGGTACAAGGGTCAATGCTGTGAAGAGATTAAGACGGTCGAGGGTCACCGAACCAGGGCCTGGAACCCAATCTTCACCATCGAGGAGTTTGTCTATTCTCTTCCAAAGAAGGAGAGTAACTTTACGAATTGGAAGAATTTTACGAGTAAGGGTTCAATCTTTAGGGATGTGATTGATAACATCTCAAAGTGCGAAGATGCACAGTTTCCCGAAATTAAAAAGAGGCGTCATGTGTGGTCATTCAAGAATGGTGTTTTCGTGGGGAAGGAGTGGATTCCCGACCGTGGTGTGTACGACTGTCGTTTCTACCCGTACAAGAGTGATAAGTTTGCGTGCCTCGACCCGAGTATCGTCGCCTGTAAATACTTTGATCAGCAGTTTGATGACTTTTCCCATATCGAAGACTGGACAAAGATTCCGACACCTTATTTCGATTCGATCCTGAAGTATCAGAAATTCAACGATGAAGTGTGCAACTGGGCCTATGTGATGGGAGGTCGCCTATGTTTCGATGTCGGCGAGCTCGATGGATGGCAGGTGATTCCATTCTTCAAGGGTATCGCCCGTTCGGGTAAGTCGACGCTCATCACGAAAGTGTTTAAGAAGTTTTATGAGAATGAAGATGTGGGAACACTTTCTAACAACATCGAGAAGAAGTTTGGTCTTTCTGCGATTAAGGATTCCTTCATGTTCATCGCTCCAGAGGTGAAGGGTGATCTCGCTCTCGAACAGGCTGAATTTCAGTCGATCGTTTCCGGGGAGGACGTTTCCGTCGCCGTAAAGAACAAGACTGCCATGTCCTTCGAATGGAAAGTTCCGGGTGTACTGGGTGGTAACGAAGTTCCAAACTGGAAAGATAACTCGGGTTCCGTACTTCGTCGTATTCTCCCGTGGAACTTTGGTAAGCAGGTACAAGATGCGGATCCCCAACTCGACGAGAAACTCAATATGGAGTTACCCATCATTCTGCTAAAGTGTGTTCGTGCGTACCTTGATTATTCGAATAAATATAGGAACAAAGATATTTGGAATGTCGTTCCAGCGTATTTCAAGCAGATCCAGAAACAGGTTGCGATGGTGGCGAGTAGTCTGACGAACTTCCTCGAGTCTACGTATGTCGTGGTCGGCGAAGAATTCTTCGTACCCCAGAAAGACTTTGTGGCCAAGTTTAACCAACACTGCAAAGAGAACAACCTCGGGAGTCACAAGTTCCACCAGGATTTCTACGCGGGACCATTCAGTTCGCGGGATATTGAGGTGCGTGTCGAAACGGTCAAATACAAAGGAAGAATCTGTAAGAATCAACCTATCATTTATGGTTTGGATATTGTATCCGATGACTTAACATATACAGATGATAACTAAAAAAAATATCCACCAGTAGTAATATGAGCCAGAGGGTCAAGGAATTTGTCCGACAATCTGGAGTAGAAGTTCAAAGTCCAGACTCAAATTCGAATGATGAGTTTGCGAAAGAACTCGAGCAGAATATGCTTCGGAGACAGCGTGAACGCGCTGCGGGATTTCGCTCACCCCCACGACCGATGCCTCGTCAGGTTCAGGTTCCCCAACGTCTTCAAAGGAATCTAGTGAATGATCGTTCGTATGCGGGCGCCTTTAAACATTTTGAAAATGAATTCGATGATGTGAATGAGGAAAAAATAGCTAATAACATACTCCGAGAATTTGATTCCCCTCTTCAATTTAGTAAATTCAATCCGGGTATGTTCAACGCCACGGTAGATTCCGGGTTTGGACAGAAGGATACCGTTGTTGATCTTAAAAAAACACTCGCCAAGAGACCTTTACCTAAAACACCTATTGGTGAGGGTCTTTATTTAGACACGAAGGAGATCAAGGGTGTGTATGGACAGTTTAAGACGGGGTTTTCCCATACCCGGGAAGCTGGTCCCAAAGGTTCTATCAATAAGAACTTTTTCAGTGTACAAATCATGCTCACGCTTTCTAATGACATGGAAAGTAAGGGTGCCACAGTAAACATTTATCGAAACGGAAAGATTCGTTTTTCTGGTGGGTTCGTGGGCACTGACATCGCCAATCAACCCGAACTCATTCGCAGGTTTATCGTTGATAATTACACGGAACGTCAACCATTCTTCTACAACCCGTTCACATACAACAACTTGAGTGGACAATTCAGAATCAACGGGGTTTTCAAGAGCTTACTTGTGATCGCGAGTCGTCAACGAATGTACGGTATGACGAACATGTCGATCCTTGAAGAACAGACACCCTTCCTTTATGTACCCATCGAGAACATGACTCTAATCTTCTCGAAAAGTGGGAACATCCAGGTTGTGGGGGCAAAAACCCCGGGTGTTATGCTGAAGGGATACGACATCGCCAAGGAACTGGTCGAGAAATTGTACAAAGATGACCAGATTTTGGTAACAGGTGTCTTCGACGAGGGTGTGAAACCCAGAAAGACAAAGAAGAAAGTTGTTTCACCAAAGAAGAAATCGAATGAGAATGGACGCATGTCAAAGGCTGAGCTCGTAGCGCTCGCGAGACGCAAAGGTGTCGTCAACTTTAGGGTAAAAACCAGTGATGGTTCTAGAGCTGCGACTAAAGATGAGA